TCTTCTGGTGTCATTCGCTTTGTGGTTTCCCTTGTTTTTTCATCCACTCTCTATGAGTTGGTTTTTGTTTCATAATACTACGACCTTTTAAAAAGGCTTGTCGTAGTTCTTCATTCATTTTTTGTGATTTTGTCAAGGGTTTTCTCTCAATTTGTTTTTTAGGTGGAAATAACCACTGTATTATTTTAGTTGCCATTTGTTACAAGTTTCCTCTGAAAGTACAAATGCTGTGTACTTATCTACTCTGCACCAGCCTTCGCTGAGTTTAGAAGTTATATCATGCACGGGATCGTAAAATTTACATTCTCCGCACGGTTTTTCGGGCATGGGGTTTAGTCGTTTTGGTTTTAAGTTTTTAAATTTGATACTAGTTCCTCGTATTCTGTGTATCCACCGATAGATTTCTCTTCTCCGACTTCAAATACAGGATGTCCTTCATTCTCCATCTCAATTATTGTAATCTGAGGAAATGTTCTAGCGCCAGGAAATTTATCCATAAACTCTGGAAACTCAAAATCTATTCCAAGTTGATGATAACTATAATCGTGTCCTTCTCGCTCTGCAAGATTCTTTGCTTTTACGCAGTAAGGGCACTGCTCTTTACCATAAATTTTTACTTTGTGTATACCATACATTATTTTACGTTCCATTCTTCGTTTCCGTTCTCTGTGTTAAATCTTCTCACTAGATACTTGAAATTGTTAATTAAATATGTAGGATAGTCGTCAGTAATTGAAAGCAAATCATTAGTTTCATCACAATAATCTAAATACATTCTACTAACGAATGAACTAAATTTAGTACTGAATATTTCTGTAAATGCCTCTATTCTCAATCGACTCTCCTTACTACTTGAGGAATAATTTCCCCTGCTCTTATAACTTCAACCATACATCCGATCTCCAACCCAAGGTCTTCGATAATTCCAATGTTATGTAAAGTTGCTCTTGCCACTCTTGCACCGTCAATGTCAATAGGATCTAGTATTGCTACTGGGGAAACATTTCCTGATTTTCCTACTTGCCATATGACATCAATAAGTTCTGTGACTACACCCTCTTGTTTTACCTTCTTTGCAAATGCTCCTCTTGGGTGATGAGAAGTATATCCTAATTCTTCAAAAGCTTTATTATTGATGACTCTCCATACTTCTCCGTCTTGGGGAAACATAGGATAATTACTATCAATGATTGTTTCAAATCCACACTGATTAAGAAATTCCATGTCGTCAATAAAATCTTCTGTTGGATATGGTTGTACCCCATACGCAATGAAAGTTAAATCTCTATTCTGAAATTCTATCACATCATGTAGACTTAGCGCACCCGCTGCATAGTTACGACTATTCTTAATCGTTGCTGGGGCTACTACTTCTCCTGTGATTTGTATAAGTGAATTGGCTCCACCCATCATGCAGGGTGTTAGAAGGCGAGGTATTATAAACCTCATATTGTCTGTGATGTCAAGACCATGTTTGCCATCGCCTCGTGTTAAGGCAAGTGATAACTCGCCTCGAATATATTGAAGACTTACTGCAGCACCATCTAGTTTTGGTGTAACAGTTACAGGTTCATTCCCATAATCTGGGTGATCTTCTATCGAATATGCTTTCTGTAAAGAATACATAGGAAAAGCATGAGGATATCTTGCACCTCTATCTTTAATAAGATCATGTCCTACTTCATTAGCTACACCTAGTTGTTCTTCGAGTCTGTCATAAGCCTCGTCAGACATAAGTGGCTTGCCATTATAGTAGGCAATCCTTGCCCGTTTGATTAGTGCTTCTAAATTTTTCATATGTATATTATACTAAAATTATAAGGACTTGTCAAGAATTATTTTATGGTAGGTATATTTGATCTAGTAAGTCTTTGAACTCTTCCTCTAAAATGCTTTTGCTCTCTGCTAGGGAGAGAATTTCTACTAAGCCTTGAAAGAGATTTCTACTATTATCAAAATCAATTGGCATACTGATTCCTTGGTTTGAGGGTTTCCATTCTTCCTCAAAATCTAGGTAGTATTTCCTGATCGATAAGTATTCGATATCTCGAAAGGTAGAAACTACAAGTCGTACTTGTTCGTGTTCAGTTTCTTGAATTACTTTTTCGTATATTGCGGGGGCAGTAAAGTCAATCATTCTTAATCACTCGGTTAAGAGGTACAACACTTGTTACATTTTCGGGTACAAGAATCCTGTAAGAATCCGTATCCCAGCAAAATAATAAAACTGTGTGTTGTCCTTCTTTTGCTCTGTTTCTTTTCTGTCGAATATATTCTGTAGAAAAGTCACTAGTGCAAACATTGTACTTTAGTTTCCTAGAGTTTTGACTTCTATAGGTGATTACTGCGTCACCTGCTTCTTCGAGTTTAGCTTTAAGCTCCTCTTTTTTCATTGATTCCTCCAATTTAATCTAACAAAAACTCTTTTGTGTTGCTAAATTGCAGAGGTCTCTTTTATGAGATGCAAAAAACCAAGGCAGTTTGCACTACCTTGGTTAAACTATTTTTTTAACTATTTAACGCTTCTACGACACCTTTGAAGTAAACTGCAGCCTTACCAGTTAGCTTACTGATAATTGCTTCGTCAACTTCTTGACCTGCGTCTGACAGGGCTGAAGTAAGACTTGCTTGAGCATCAGCTACTGATACTCGTCCACCACCAGTAGATCCACCTGAGGATTTAGCTGCTGGAGTTTTTCTTACATAAACGCCTGCTTTGGTCAATATCATACGAACTCCATTTGGTGATTCACCAAGTTCGTCTGCGATGTCTTTTACAATCTCCATTGAAGTTTCAGGTGTTGGTTCTTGTTCCTGATACATTTCGACTGCCTGTGCTTTAGATTCTTCTGTCCAAGCCATTCTTTTTCTCCTGTTTTTGTTTTGGATCCATGTGTCATTGTATATGGGTTTCCAACCTGTTCGGTCGTACTGTTGCATATAAAATCTATCACTCATGTATATCCTTGTTTAAATATAACTATATTATATCGAATTTGAAACCATCTGTCAAGAAGTATTTTTCGGTATCTATAAGGATTTCCTACTTTGAAAAATGGTTGTGTATGGTTGCTATCTTTTCTTCGGCATTTGCGAGTTTTTCTATCTCAGATTCGATAGCTTCAACTACGCCTGGATGCTCTCCAATACCTGCGGAATTTTTAATATACACTTGTATATTTGCTTTTGCAACTTCTACTTCGCCCTCTAATTTGGCGATTAATGCTTTTAATAAATAACTCATAAGTATCCTTTGTCTTTTAGTGTGTCTTTTACCCATTCTACTGCGTAGTACATAACTGCTGCCCATACAGCGAAATTAAATACAAAAATTCCAAGAGTTGTGGGTAAATTAAATATAAATTCTATCATTTGTGCTTCTCCTCCCAGTCTTTGACTGCGGCTTGAATTGTTTCTTCTGCCAATACACTACAATGTAGTTTGATTGGTGGCAACTGTAAAGCTTCTGCTATATCCTTGTCTTTTATTTCTAAAGCTTCGTCAAGTGTTATTCCTTGTAGCATATCTACAAACATAGATGAGGATGCGATTGCGCTCCCACACCCATAAGTTTTAAACTTAACACCAAGTATACGACGATTGCCAGGATCTACTCGTAGTTGTAATTTCATTACATCTCCACAAGCAGGCGCACCCGTCATGCCCGTTGCTACAGTTGGATCTTTGGGATCAAATCTTCCTACTGAAAACTGTTGAGGACTATTAAGTACTCCCTCAAATCTATCGACTACTTCTTTACTGTATGCCATTATTTTAGTCTCTGCGTACCTTTAATAAATCCCAATGCAAATTCTTCTGCTTTTTGAGGAATTAATAAAGCTAATACCATAAATGGTAAAAATATTGTGAATATTACAAACACTACTATAGTAGATAGTATAGGTCTTTGTACTAATATGTTGTCTTTGTCTATTAAACTAATTACTTTGATAGAAGGTTTCCATATTTTCCACATAGCAAGTAAACTACCTGCTAGCCAAAATCCCGCTACTATCTCTAATGTTGTCATAAATATTCCTGTAAGTGTTTTAAACTTCCTATGTTATATGCAAGTCGTGGGGCAAAATGCCCTGCATCTCTTACTAACCCGAAGTATGGCGATTCACACTCTGCCATTTCTATTTCCCATAATAGATAGCACTTGCTACCATGTTTCTCAAAGTCATGGGACTTTGTTACTTCTCGTTTTACAACTGCAATACAGTTGCCTTGAGACGACCATACTCTCTCGTTTGGTTCGAATTCTTCTGCTACACAAGATTCTGGTATCATAGATTCTCGGATACCTTGATAGTCAGTGTCTGGAAGTTTTTGTGGTACTCCCATTCGTTCTATTACTGCTTTAATAAAAGCGGGAGATCTGTACAATGCTTTTGCAATGTCAGATACATTAGATCCTTCTAAATAGTACTTAACTATTGTTCTTTTTTCTTGCTCTGTTACACCCTTACCTTTATTTTGTGCTTTTCTTCTAGCTCGGTGTTCGAGTGTTTCGTTGTGGTCTGCGATAATTTTACTAAGGCGAGTTGTATTGTATGCAATATGCAATATCTCACACGCCTCTTTTTTAGTAATAGGCTTCTCTGCAGCAAGCAGTTCTATTACTTTGTTAATGTTTGCTTCAGAGAGTTTCTCCTCTCTTTTCTTTCTAACTGCCATCTTTTAACTCCAAATGATAGTCGTTTAAATTTTTCAGATCGTCTTCGTGCATTTTTCCTAAAAGAATAATTGCATAATGAATAACTTTATATAAGTCTTTTTCATTCTTGCCGTCTTTCTTTCCAAAACGCTGTGCGTACTTTATAATATTACCAATGCAAAAACCTTCACCATGCCCATTTTCAAATACAATCTCTGTTGTTTGTTTTCCTTCTTGGGCGTAGTGTTGATTATATGTATTGTTTACATACTGTTCTAGTCGGGACATAATTAAGTCCTCATTGAATTTATACTGTGGTACTTGCTTTGGGTTATACACGAGTTATCCTTTTTTCGTAATCGGCATAATCTTCGTTCCACCAATGTGGTTTGTCTCGGTGAGACCAAGCTGCGAAGGTTGCCTTGTCTAAATGGTAATAATCACGATAACTTTGTATCGGATTATCGTAATCTCTAAGATCTTCTGGCATAGCCAATCCGAACTTAGTAAATCCTACTCTTTCAAGATGTACTGGCTCTGGTAGTTTGTTTACTACTTGTTCTACTGATTTGTGCAGTTTTCCATAGCGATAGTAGTATTCATCATTCAATGCATTTGCATAACAATGAACCCACTCATGATTGTCCAATGACTCCCTTGCCCAGATTGTGCAGGGATGATTGTACATCATTGGAAGGTAGGGGAAGGGTCGCTCCTC